TGAAGGGATCCCTTTAGAAAGGATTGCCCTCCCGGTCGCGAGACCGATAATCAATGACTACGGTGTCGACAGTGATGTTGTGAGACATGCGTTGCACTTACTCTTGGACGAGTCTATCTGGAGTAGAAGGAATATTCCACCTAGACAGACGCACCTCATGTGGCCTATACTCAAAGGCACATATGGGTTAGAGTTACCTCGTAGACACGAAGTCCCTAAAGGGATGGGTACACTACGATATCGAGTCCAACCTAACGGGAAGACAAGATACTACGCAGCCCCACATCTTGCTGTGAATGCTATACTGAAGCCTCTGGGCGATCTAGTTTACGACATCCTTAGGCATTTGCCGTGGGACTGCACCTTTGATCAAGGTTCAGGCGTATCTAGGGTCCAAAAGTGGTTGGGTGAAGGGAGAAGTTGTTCGTCGATTGATCTGACGAGTGCAACCGATCTCTTCCCACTTAAGTTTCAGATAGATGCATTCCTCAAGATGGTCACTCTCTTCCAAGGGAGATCACACATTTATATCACCGATTTGAAGAAATACCTTGAGCTATTTACCTTTGTATCCAGGGGAGATTGGAACCTCCCGGAAGATATGAAGGATGCCCTCGGTCTTTCTCCAACAGCAACAGGACGTTGGAAGACTGGCCAACCCCTTGGTACGTATCCCAGTTTCGGGCTATTTTCCATTGGGCACGCAATGCTCATCCTTAGATGTTGCGTTGAGGTTGGCGTCTCTGCAGAAGAGGCTCTCGACACATTCGTTATCTTAGGAGATGACGTCGTCATCTCTAATGATAAGGTTTGCGTTCGATATCAAGAACTTCTTGATACACTTGGAGTGAAGGTGTCTGAAAGTAAGTCAATCAGACACTCTACCACCCTTGCGGAGTTTGCAGGTCGTGTTATCACACGTACTCAGGCTTTCTTCAAGCCTAAATACTTACCCGTAACAGACAAGACCGCAGTATCCCTCGTGGATACATTTGGTCCCAAAGTTACCAGGTGTTATAACACATTCCAGAAAGCCATAGTCTCGCTCCCTCTCCCGGTTGGTCGTGAGATCAACCCGCTCGGTTTTCCCCTAGAGGACCGAGTGGAGTGGCAACTGTCCTTGTTATCTGATGAAAAGGATAAAAGGAAGGTTATTGGCCCCCTTGATGTTTTAAGGAGGTCAATGGAGCTCGACTATGTTTCAGATCGACCTGATCTGAATGTGTATGGCGAAGTACCTACATTATCAATTTTCGGGATGACTCCTGGAAATGATGATGGTTGGTTCTACCAGAGTAATCATGAGTTAAGGGCGATCTGGCGATCGCTCCCTCCTTACGTTAACCCTCG